GAACAAGGTGGTAACCCATCAGTTCTTATGGTAACTCCAACACAGAAACAAGTTGTTTCAGGTTTTGCTGGTATTGCTGAACAGCGTTATCAAGCTCCATCAAACGCTCCTACAACTATTGTTGGTGCTGCTGATGTATACCTATCAGACTTCGGTACATTGTCTGTTGTTCCTAACAGATTTATGTCTGCTGATGCTGATGATAACGGTGAAGTTGCATTTGTTCTTGACCCAGAGTACGCATCTATTGCTTACTTACGCCCATTCGCAACAAACGAATTAGCGAAAACTGGTGACAGCGAAAAAACACAGCTTTTAGTTGAATACACTCTAGAAGTGAAAAACGAAAAAGCTCATGCAATTATTGCTGACTTAGCTGAGTAATACGGTTAATAGCCCTCTTCGGAGGGCATTACCCTTTTAGGATTGTTATGGCAAAGATATTAGAAAAAGATAATATTCGAGACAAGGTAGCACACAACACCGAAGATGGTGGTTTAGTTATTGAAACCGTACAAGATGTATCTTCAATACTAGAACAGAATAAAAAAGAATACAACGCAACAAATGGTCGTTGGGGTGAGGATGTATTTGACAACAAGATAGCATCTATTCCACTGACCGTAATAGACGATTTAAACAAATTAAACATCATGCGTGGATTTCATGTGATTGACCAAAAGAAATTTCGAGCATGGTTAAATAACCCAGACAACAGATTCTTTAGAACAAGACAAGGTAAAGTATAATGGCATTTACTAACTATTCGGATTTAAAGACTGAGATAGCAAACTATCTTGGTCGTGATGACCTTACATCACAAATCCCCACATTCATTCGCCTTGCAGAAGATAGGGCTTCTAGAGATTTACGCATTAGACAGATGTTAAAAGTTTCTGAAGCTACAATGACTGCTGATGACAAAACGGTTGCATTACCATCTGACTTTCTTGCAATGAAAGATATACATATAGATGGCAGTCCTATTAAAACATTACAGTTTCAAAACTCTTCTAATTTTTTTAGAAATGCTAGGGCACATGACAAAGGTCTTCCTACTTTTTATACATTATTAGCAAGTGAATTTCAATTTGCACCAATACCAGACTCAAATTACACATTAAAATTAATATATTATTACAAACCTGATTACTTATCAGACAGTAATGTATCCAACTTATTTCTCGCTAATTGTCCAGACTTACTTTTATATGGTGCATTAGCAGAAGCAGAACCTTATCTTATGAATGATGAACGAATACAAACTTGGGCATCTTTATACGATAGAGGTCTCGCATCATTAAGAGCAAGTGATGATGATGCAGAGTATCCATCATCACCAATGTCAATAACACTTTCAACGAGGTAAATAATTATGGCTGAAATGTCAAATCACTTAGAAAATGAATTGTATGACCATGTGTTAAGAAACGCAGCATACACTTCACCAACAAACATTTATGTATCACTACATACGGCAGACCCAACAGATGCAGGAACAGGTACAGAAGTATCAGGTGGTTCTTATGCTAGAACAGCAGTAACAATGGGTGCACCGACTAATGGTTCAGGAACTAACTCTGCTGATGTGCAATTCCCACAATGCACTTCAGACTGGGGAACAGTAACTCACATTGGTATCTGGGATGCTACTACATCAGGTAATATGTTATTCCACACACCATTAGATGCAAGTAAAAATATTACAACAGGTGATGTGTTTAAAATCGCATCTGGTTCACTTACTGTAACATTTGCTTAATCATGCCTGCTGATGTTTGTGGTTTTACTACCCTAGAGTCATTAGATACATTTGGTAGTTTAGACAGTTTAGCATTTTCATTAGATGATGCTGTATGGTCTACTGCCTGTGTTAAATATGGTGATGGTGTAGTTACAACAGATGGAACTGCATCTGCAAGTCCTACAGTCACTATATCATTTAGTGGCACAATCACAGGTGATGCTGATGCTAGTGCTAGTGCAGGGTTAATTGTTACTAGAACTGCTGATATAGACACATCTGCTAGTGCAAGTGCATATCCTACTAAGATTATATCTTTTAGTGGTGATATAGATGCTACTGCTAGTGTTCAAGCACTTGGTGGTGGACAGTTTACTGGATACGCTTTTGCAGGTGCACAGGCAAACTTATATGTCTATCCTAATGCAATATTTGAATTTACAGGCACTATTACAAGTAGAGCAGATATGGAAGCAGACTTATACATATACGGACAAGAATGGACTCCTGTATCTACAGGTAGTGAAACATGGACACAAATAGGATAAACGAGGTAAATTATGGCAAAGACTAAAATTTCAGAATATGATTCAACCGCAAGTGTTAATACTGATATAGACAGTATTAATATTGATGAGGGTTGTGCACCCAGTGGTATAAACAATGCTATTAGAGAACTAATGGCACATCTAAAAGACTTTCAAGCAGGTCTATCAGGTGATACATTACCATTAGCATCAGGTGGCACAGGTGCAACCACAGCATCAGGTGCAAGAACTGCATTAGGAGCAGGTGCAACAGGTGCAACATTATTTCAAACTGCAACAACTGCGGCAGCACAACAGGCAATAGATGTTGAGGTTGGTGTAGATGTTCAAGCATATGATGCAGATACTGCAAAAACAGATGTAGCACAAACATTTACTATTTCACAGCGTGGAACAGTTACTACAGATAATGACTTATCATTTGACCAGAATGCGACTAATAACTTTTCATGCACACCATCAGCAGGTGGCACATTGACCTTTACTAACCACACAGCAGGTCAGTCAGGTTATGTATTATTAGATAACTCAAGTGGTTATGCTATCACTGCTGCAGCTACAACTAAAATTACTGCAACTGATTTAACTACTATCTCAACAGCAGGTGTATACTTAATATCTTACTTTGATAACGGAACAAACGCATATTGCACAGTTAGTGCATCTTATGCTTAATACGGAGATTTACCTTGAGTCTATTACAAAACAGTAATGCCATATCTACAGGTGGTGCAGATTATAACCTAGAATCTAGTCTACGCTTTCGTTCAAGTGCTAGTGCTGATTTAAGCAGAACACCTGCAAGTGCAGGTAATCGTAAAACTTGGACTTGGAGCGGATGGATTAAGCGAGGTTTGATAGGAAGTTCATATTATGACTTCTTTTCAGCAAGAACAGGTAGTGATACTACAATATTTAGATTTAATAATGATTCATTGTTTATATATCAACAAACAGCAGGAGCACAAGATTTTAATTTAACATCTACTGCTGTATTTCGTGACCCATCTTCTTGGTATCATATTATTATTACTGTAGATACAACTCAAGCAACAAGTTCCGACAGAATTAAAATATATGTAAATGAAGAACAAATTACTTCGTTTAGCACATCAGTATATCCAACATTAAATTTAGATACTCACATAAATAATAATATTGCTCATAAGTTTGGTGTTCAACCTTTGGTAGCAGATGGATACTTTGACGGATACATTACAGAAGTCAACTTCGTAGACGGACAAGCACTCACACCATCAGACTTCGGTGAGTATGGGGAAGAAACTGGAGCATGGCAAGCAAAAGCATACACAGGCACATATGGAAGTAATGGTTACTATCTAGATATGTCTACAAGTGGTTCAACTATAACTGACCAGTCAGGTAATGGTAATGATTTTACTGCTACTAATATGAATCTGACTACATCTACAGCAACTACTTATGACCTTATGTCAGATGTTCCTACATTAACAGATGAGGATACTGGTAACTTCTGCACACTTAATGCAGTATTACCAAATCCAAATTCAGGCACTTTTTCAGAAGCAAACCTTGCTTGGGCAGGAGCAAGTCATTCAGGAACAAGAGGAACTTTTGGCATGACTTCTGGTAAATGGTATTGGGAAGTCACAAACACATCAGGAAGTAATAATTGCATAGGCATTTCTCAAGACCAAGAAGCATTAGGACTTTTAGGAGGGGGTTCTTATGGATGGGGATATTATGGTAGTGGTTTAAAATATACATCAGGAAGTGGAACTTCTTATGGTGCTAGTTATACCACTAATGATGTGATTGGTGTTGCTTTTGATGCTGATGCAGGTAATTTAGTATTTTACAAAAATGGAGTGTCTCAAGGAACTGCTTATACAGGATTAACTTCTGCACCATACTACCCTGCTATATCAAGTTATTATGGCACTTTAAAAGTAAACTTCGGTCAAAGACCATTTGCACACACACCACCTACAGGATTTAAAAAACTAAATACATATAACCTACCTGATAGCACGATTAAAGATGGTAGTCAGTATATGAATACTGTGTTGTATACAGGAACTGGGTCTACTCAATCTGTAACTGGTGTTGGATTTAGCCCTGATGCAGTATGGATAAAAGATAGGACAAGTGCTCAGAATCATTATATTTTAGATACTGTTCGTGGTGCAACAGTAAACTTATTTCCAAATACAACAAATGCAGACATTACTAGTAGTGCTACACTTACATCTTTTGATTCAGATGGATTTACAGTTACAACATCAGCAGGTGTTAATGGCTCTGGTGATTCTTATGTATCATGGAACTGGAGAGGTTCAGACTCATCTGCTGTATCTAACACAGACGGAACAATAACATCTACTGTATCTGCTAATACAACAGCAGGATTTAGCGTGGTGACATATACAGGTAATGGTAGTGCAGGAGCAACAGTAGGACATGGATTAGGAACTGCTCCTGATATGATTATAGTTAAGTGGAGAAGTGGTGCTTATTCATCAACAGATTGGAATGTGTATCATACAAGCACAGGAAATACAAACTATACAATCTTAAACTCTACGACAGCATCAACGGCAGATTCAACAAAATGGAATAACACAAGTCCAACATCTACTGTATTTACTCTTGGTAACGGTGCATCTGTTAATGGTAGTTCAAGTGCAAATTATGTTGCCTACTGCTTTGCAGAAGTAGAAGGATTCAGTAAGTTTGGTAAATTTACTGGTAATGGTTCTTCTGATGGAACATTTGTATATACAGGGTTTAGACCTGCATTTGTGATAATTAAGAGAAGTGATTCAGCAAACTCTTGGGGTATGAATGATTCAAGTAGAAATTTGTATAATCCAACTCAACAAATTCTTTGGGCAGATTTATCTAATGCTGATGAAGATAGAACTGCTAGACCACTAGATTTGTTGTCAAATGGTTTTAAAATAAGGACAACTGAATCAAATTGTAATGCAAGTGGTGGAACATATATTTATATGTGTTTTGCCGAAAACCCCTTCAAGAATAGTTTGGCACGATAGGAATAACATTAAAAGGAAAATATTATGGCATACAAGTTAAACGACAAGACATTACGAGCAGATAGAGGATTCACCCATGAAGGTATCCAATATCCTCGTAACTGGTTAGTTAAATCAACAGAAGCAGAACGCACTGCAATCGGTATTACATGGGAAGCAGACCCAGTTCGTGCTGATGATAGATATTATTGGGATGGTGATGTTAATAATCCTAAAGCATTAGACGATGTAAACGAAGTAGATGAAGATGGTAACCCAATCTATGTTCAAGAGTTAGATAACACTGACCCTGACAATCCTGTAATGGTAGATACAGATGAGCAGTTAGTGACTCGTGGTCTTAAACATACCATGACTGCACAAGTAAAAGTAACAGCAGGTTCATTATTAGCACCTACAGACTGGTATGTCATTCGTAAAATAGAACGCAGTGTAGATATTCCAACAGATGTAACATCTAAAAGAACAGCAATCGTTGCAGAATCTGAAAGATTAGAAACAGCAATCGCAGGTGCATCTACTGTAGAAGCATTAATCGAGGTAATGAATTCTCAAGACTGGGGTGAATAATTGGCAACTCAACGAGTTCAATTTGGTGACTGGATACCAGACCAACCTACAATAGCAGGTGGCATGGCAGATGTAAATAATGTCATTCCACAGGCAGTTGGTTATGGTGCAATCTCTAGTGCAGTTGATTTATCTAACGATGCAGGTGAAGATTTAACATCTGTATTTGCAGGTAAGTTTAATACAACTACACAATTATTTGCAGGTGGTGATACCAAACTATTTCTATACGATGGTGCAACTAAAAACCTCAACAATGTATCTAAATCAGGTAACTACACTGGTGCAGGAACATGGAGATTTGCACAGTTCGGTAATGTCGTATTAGCAGTCAACAATGTCAACAAGGTTCAATCATGGACTGTAGGTTCATCTAGTAACTTTGCAGATGTAGACACTAATGCACCTGTTGCTAAATTTATTACAGTGGTTCGTGACTTTGTGGTGACTGCAAACTTAGATGGTGGCACAAATGCTAACAAGGTTCAGTGGTCAGACATTAACGATGAAACTACATGGGTATCAGGAACTACATCTCAATCAGATTATCAAATTATACCTGATGGTGGCAACATTACTGGCATTACAGGCGGTGAGTTCGGTCTTGTATTCTTAGAACGAGCAGTGGCAAGATTTTCATATATTGGGTCTCCATTATTCTTTCAGGTAGATATAATCTCAAGAGGTCTTGGTTGTATTGCAGAAGGTTCAGTAGCACAATATGGAAACATCTCATACTTCTTATCTGATGATGGTTTCTACTCATGCGATGGTCAGTCAGTAAGAGGTATTGGCACAGAAAAGATAGATAGATACTTCTTTAAAAACGCTGACTTAACTAAAATTGACACTATGTCTAGTGCTGTAGACCCTATTAAAAACATAGTGGTATGGGACTACGCTAATGTGCAAGGTGGTCGTTCATTAATTATCTATAATTGGCAGTTAGATAAATGGTCAAAAGCAGATACTACATCTGTAGACTATATTGCATCTCTAGCAACTTCAGGTATTACACTAGAAGGTTTAGATACATACGGCACAATAGACACTCTAACATCATCACTAGACTCAAGAGAATGGGTCGGTGGTAAATTACTATTTGGTGGTGTAGACGGACAAAAGATTGTGACATTCACTGGTTCTAATATGACTGCAACACTAACTACTGGTGACCTAGAAGTAGGATTTAACAGTTGTGCTAACTTAGTCAGACCACAGGTGCAAGATGGTTCATCTACAGTTAAAATAGCATCACGCAAAGAACTAGACGATATTATTACATTCGGTGCATCTGTAACAACTTCATCAGAAGGTCGAGCAGGTGTCAGAAGTTTTGGTCGATACCATCGTGTTCAAGTCACACCAACTGGTAACTGGACACACGCAATAGGAGTGGATGTAGACATCGTTCAACGAGGATTACGCTAATGGCAAGAATGTATCGCAAACTACCATTTCAAGGTGGTGACCCTCGAACTGTTGCAGAAGTTGTGAATAACCTTGTTGAAGGTAAATCTAATAATACAGGCACATTTGATTTAGCAACTGGTGGTGCAACAACGACTACAATATATAATGAAAGAATAGGTGCTGAATCACAAATTCTATTAGCACCATTAAGTATTAGTAGTGCATCTACAGGGTATCAGCTACCACATGGATTATTTGAAGACGATACTAACCAATCTTTTACTGCTGACACTGCAACTGTATTAGCAATCGCAGATGAAGAAAAAGCATATGGTATGTCATTATCTAGCAATCAAATTACAGTTGATTATGCAGGTTGTTATGATATAGATGTGATGGCACGATTTGAAAACCCATTATCACAAATACATAATGCGTATGTATGGTTTAGAATCAATGGAACAGATGTAGCACATTCTACACAGTCAGTAACTATTCCTGATAAACAAGGTTCTGTTAATGGTGCTGCTCATGTGATGGTAAAACACCCATTAGATTTAGTAGCAAATGATTATGTAGAAGTGGTTGCAGCAGTAGATGATGCTAATGTGACTTTAACAAAAGAAGATGCTATTACAACACCATATACAAGACCTGCAATACCATCACTAACAATAACAATGTGTATGGCATATCCTAGTCAAACAACAGGCACAGGATTACAACCATACATTAGTGCTAGACAAAAAGGCAGTGCAACGATTACGCATCTACCTAATAGCGTATCGAACAACACATGGGGATATGTTATAATAGGCTAAGTATATCTAGGATTTCTATCATGGAAAAAAACCTATTTGTAGTTCCAACTACACATATTCATCAATTTTGGCATCTCGCTAAAAAACATTTACAACGAGCTATAGACACTGGTAATGGTGAGTTTACACTAGACCAGTTACGACAGTTTGTCTCACAAGGAAATTCAACACTATTCTTAGTCATGAATGGTGATAATTGTGAATGTGCATTTACCGTCCAATGGGTTATGTATCCTAATGACCGTGTTGCATACATTACCTATATTGGTGGCATAACTAATCAAAGGTGTTGGGAACAATACTTAACATGGGTAAAAAATAACGGTGGAACTAAAGTTCAAGGTTCTACTGCAAAAGAAGGAATCGTCAGATTATGGCGAAAGAAGTTCGGATTTAAACCTAAATATACTTTAATGGAGTTACAACTATGATACCTTTTTACAAACTATTTAGCATCTTCTTTGGTACAGGAATGGTGCAATTACTGACCTTTTACAAAGGCGGTGGCGGAGGTGGCAGCAGTCAGCAAACTACACAACAACAGTTAGACCCTACCGTTAGACCGTTTGTTGAATATGGTTTGGAAGAGGCTAAACAGTTATACCAAACAGATACTCCATCTTACTATCCATACCAAACATATGTAGACCCATCAGCACAAACACAGCAAGCATTACAAGCAGCACAAACAAGAGCATTAGCAGGTAGTCCATTAGTACCAGCAGCTCAACAAGCTAACTTAGCTGCGATACAAGGTCAAAATTTAGGTCTTAATCCATACTTTGCTAACGCACTACAAGGTGCTGCAGGGGTTGCTACTACACAGTTCCAAGATGCTCTAAAAGACATTGCATCTCAAGCATCTACTGCTGGTCGTTATGGCTCTGGTGCTATGGCAGATTTACAATCTCGTGCATCTACAAACCTAGCTAAAGAATTAACATCTCGTGCTGGTGAGTTAGCATATCAAAACTATGCGGCTGAAAGAGCTGCTCAAGAAAGAGCAATACAAAATGCACCTGCATTAGCACAGGCAGATTACCAAGATATTCAACAACTACTTAATGTAGGTCAAACTGCTGAAGACTACCAAAGACAAGCATTAGAATCAGATATTGCTAGATTTGAATTTGGTGAAAACTTACCATACACTAAACTACAATCTTATCTATCTGCTGCATACGGTGCTCCTATGGGTCAAGTATCTACGACACAATCATCAGGAGGAGGTAAATAATGTGGAATTTTATTATACCAGCAGCAGTTGGAGCTTTAACTTCCGCAGCAATGGGTAAAGACCCAATACAAGGAGCTGTTGTCGGAGGTGTTTCTGGTGGTTTATTAGGCGGTATGGAAGGCAATCTATTCAATCTAGGCTCATCTACTGCTACAACAGCAGGAACAGGTGCAGCTACATCAGGAGCAACTGCATTTGGTGCTTCTCAAGCTCCAGCAGCACTAGCATCAAGTGTAGGTAGCGGTACAACTGCAGGAGGAACTACTAGCCTTTTAGGGAGCACAACAGGAAACGCTATTCCTGCTTATGATATGGGTATGCAAGGGGTTAATGCTAACATTGGTGGGTTTACTGCTCCAATTCAATCATCACAAGTTCTTGCAAACAATATTCAGCCAATTAGAGATTCTTCTGGTCAAATTATTGGTCCTGATATGTCAAGAACACAACAGTTTATAGATACTACTCCAAGTGCTACAAATGCTAACTTTGGAACTGTAGACCCTAATACATTAGATTATACTCAAGGGCAAAGAGTGCAGGATAAGTTTGGTTATGCAGATGGTATAGCAAACAAAGCTAATCTTGAAATTGGACCAGACATGAGTCAAGTTACAAAGCCAGATGCAAGAGATTTATCTAAAGCTGGTGGTTATGAAAAACCATTATATGAAAGAGCATATGAAAGTGTTATTAATTATGCTCAAAAAAATCCATTAGAAGTTGCAGGATTAGGATTAGTAGCTGCTGGTGGAATAAAACCAAGACAACCACAGATAAGCGGAGGCTCTGTAGGTAGCATCACAAAAGGCACTCCTCCTCAAAATGTAGGTCAACCATTACAAGTCAGACGACCAACACGATTCGCATAAGGAAAAAAAATGAGCAATGGATTATTAGATTATATTCAAGACTTTGATGTTAATAAGGCATTAGGGGTTCAGTATGGATTACCTAAAGGTATGCTATCTCCAGAAATTGAAAGCCAAATGGGTGTTGGTGGTACAGTAACTGGTATCAGTAATGTGATAGAAGGTATGCAACAAGGAGCAAGCACACCTGAAAACATCTTTAGATTTCTTACTGGTCAAAGAGCTGGAAGACAAAATGTTATTAACACAGCTACTCAAAACTATCTTAATAAACTTAATATTGCTAAATTACAAGGTGATATTGCACAAGACCCTTATAAACTTGCTAAACTTCAATTTGAAGTAGAACAAGCACCATATCAATTAGAAGATTTAAAAAATAAAGCATTTGATTCATCAATTAGGTCGCAATCTATTAAATTAAAATTAAAACAATTACAAGACTCTGGTGATATAGAATCATTAATTCAGTTTTCAGAAAGCCCAACAGAATATTTTAAAGCTGAAAGAGGTGCTAGTTCTAAATTTAAACAATATACTGAAGGTGAAAAAAATGCAGCAAGATTACTAGGTCTTGATATAAGAGAAAGCGACTCTTGGAATGAACAACAAGTAAGTAATTATGATGCAATTATATCTGCTCCAAGTCAAGAGCAAGCTGCTAAACTTAATGCAGAAGCATTAGCAAAGCATAAAGCAGACCCTAATCGTGTTCCTTATGTTTATACACCATCAAGAAATGAAGTCATTGCACAAATTAGAAAGCAAAACAAAGGAGTAACTACGGTTTCTTCTGACGGAACTGAAAAAATTGTTGAGCCTACTTTTACAAGAGTAGAAAAACAATCTTTACCTGTAGGGCAATTTGAATCAACAAAAGATTATCCAGAAGGAGGCTTTAAAGGCTCTGACGGAAGACTTTATAAACCAGAAGACTGGAATAAATTAGGATTAGAAAAGCAAAATATTTTGTTAAGAGATGTTACTAGAGATGAATATGTGCAACAAGATAAGCTATTAACAGAAAATATGAGAACAGATGAACAGTCTGCTCAATATGGATTTAGAAATGTTGAAAGAACAAACAAGGCTATTGAAAGAGTATTAGATAATCCAGAAAAATTTATAAAATTATTTGATACTGCTGGAGGTCGATTACCTATTAAATTAAATCAAGCTACTGGTGCGTTTTTTGCAACTGAATCAGAGGCTCAAGATATTGCAAACTTGCTAAATACAATCAAGGGTCAGCAATTTACCAACGAAATTCAGTTAATGAGAAACAATAACAAAACTGGTGGTGCTGTAGGTAATGTGTCTGATAGAGAAGTAAGTATGTTTCAAAACATGGCTGCTAATTTAGATTACTCTGGAACACCAGAAGAATTATGGTATCAGCTTAACTTATTGTATGGTCAAGGTAATAAGATGGTTGGCATATATGCTGATAACTTTAATAAATATTATGGCGAATCTAACACTAAAAGATATGGCGTTAATAATTATAGATATGATGCAAAACCATATGATAGTGATTTAAATAAAGTTCTATCAGGCAAAAAAGTAGAAGAATTTAATGAAAAAATGGGTAATGTGATGCCGAGTATAGAATTGTCTCCAAAAGGACAATCTGCATATGATAAATATAAACCACAGCAAGGAAATTTATAATGCCACCTACCATACAGGAATTAGAAGCAGCTTTAATTAACGCTGATAATGCTGGAGATGTAGAAGCGGCTACAGCTATTGCTGCTGACATGGATATGTTGATGAAAGCACAACAACAGCCTCAACAACCTACTGGTCCAGATTATAAAACAATGTCTGGTATGGAAGTAGCTGAAAGAGCTGTTAAAAACATACCAAGCGATATATATAATCTAGGTGCACAAACTGTAGAGGCTGTTACTAGCCCAGTAGAAACTACCACTGGTTTAATAGACCTTGCATCTGCTGGAATGTCTAAAGTATTAGATGTGACTGGATTAAGCAAATATGCTGACCCAGAAAAGATGGAAAAATATAGACAAGTTCGTGGAATGATTGGAAAAGAACTTGGGGATGTATTTACCAAAGAAGGGTTAAAACAGCGTATCGCTGAAAAACCTATTACATCTTTATTAGATGTTAGTTTAGTAGGTCAAGGTGTAACAGCACCTGCTAAAGCAACAAGAATAGGTGGAGCTGTTAATAAGTTTAGCAAAATGATAGACCCTACACAAATTGTAACAAAGCCTGCTGGTGCTGCATTTGAAAAAATATCAGATGTTGCTCAAACAAAAGCAGCTCAATACGGACCTGCATTAGAAAAAGTTAAATCTCATATTAACAAAGGATTTGTTATACCACCTTCTGAAGTAGAGAGTGCTGGATTGGTAAAAAGAACTACACAATCATTATTAGGTGAAAAAACACCATTTAAAGCATCTGTAAAAAACCAACAAGTTGTTAATTCTAAAATCAGACAACATTTAAATGTTTCTAAAGACACGCCATTGGAAAATGTATTGGATGTTGTAGAAACAAGAAGCAAGCCTATTTACAATGAAATTAAGAAAATTAAACCTCAATTAGTACAAAGAGGAAAAACAGTTAAACAGCAAACTACTGGTCCAATGGGTGAAGCAATAGAGCTTCCATCTAAACGAATATCTACTAAAAAAACTCGTAGCGGAGAGCAAATATTAAAAGACTTGCAAGAGCAAAGAAGAAAAACTAAAAAAGAATATAGATTAGAAACTCAAAGAGCTAATAAAGAAGGAGTAACTGCTGACTTTACAAAAGCAGAAAATTCTTTAAGTAAGCAAAGACAATTAGAGACAGAATTACAACAGTTGGTAGATTTATATGGCGATAGTAATATTTCTAATCAACTTAAAAACTCTCGTGCTGACTTTGCAAAAGCATTTAGCATACAAGATTCTATTGTTAAAGGCAATTTAGATGCAATACAGTTTGCTAAAAATAATAGAAATAAATATATTACTGGCGAAGCAAAGGATATTATAGATTTTGCAGACGAATATCCTAATCTTGTTAAAAAACAAAAAGAACCAACAATAATACCTAGAAATTTAACTGATATAAAAACTTCAGATATTGTTACTGCTGGTGCAACAGCTTTAGGAGGGTTGCCTCTTGGTGCTGCAGCTTTAGGAGCAAGACAAGTAATCCCAAGCCTTCTGTTAAGCAAATTTGGTCAAAGAGGATTAGCAAATACAAACTTTATACCCGTTGGCACTAGCCTACTAAAAGGATTAGCTAACCAACCTGCTGTAACAGGAGCTACATACATACCTAGCCTTTTACAATCATCTGATATAGAGCTTGCTAGGTACTTATGATATGGCACACATTAAAACTACCCCCTATAAATTTATACAACGCACCAAGAAAGGATTCTGATGGAGAAGGTTCAAGAAGCAGTAGCAGTTCACTCGGCAGAGATTGACCATATGAAAAAAGATATAGACCATATTATGAACAAAGTCGATAAGATGGACACTTCTATTGATGAAATTAAATCTACATTAGATGAATTTAAAGGTGGTAAGCGTGTAGCTATGTGGTTCTTTAGTGCAGTCGCTACTATTGTAGCATTTATTATAGGCAAGTTCTTTCAGTAATGGATAGGCTCACTACAGTTATTGTTTGTTGTTTATTAGTAATTTTATTTTGGGTTCATAATGCGCTTTCTGCTGACACTACTATCAAATATTCTGGGATGCCTGTCCCATCTGCTATGTCTCCTAGCATTAGTGCTTTTTCTAATGATATGTGTAAGTCAGGTGTTTCAGGTGGAGCTAACACAGGTGTTATTTCTATCAGTGGCGGAGCTACTATAACAGACGAAAATTGCGAACGAATCAAACTTGCCAAAGTCATGAATGATTTAGGATTAAAAGTAGCGGCTGTTGGCATATTATGTCAAGATGACCGAGTATTCGAAGCAATGTTACAAGCTGGCTCTGCCTGCCCTATCAACGGTGCTATCGGTGATGCAGCTATGTTAGCATGGTTTGAACTAAAACCTGAAATATTTGCGAGGTTATATGGCAAGGATTGGACTCCTCCTACTGTTACTTATCCAATGGAGTAATGTATATGCGTGGTATTGCAACTTTAGTAATGGCGAAGATGGTTGGTATGAAGAAGGCAGTATGCAGTGCGTTGGTATCGACAATCAACTGGCTTTGGAACAAGAGTATTGCGGTTGGTTTAGACCTCAAGACCCTATTTGTTCAGAAATCTTGCAACCTACTTGCGTGGATAGTATCGAATATCAAACGCTATCTTGTCCCCCAAATTATAGTGGAGGAATACAACAAAGTAGAACCTATGTTTGCCAACAAGCAGGCTGGACAGATTGGACGACTACTTCTGATAACTGTACCCCTAACCCTCCTACTTGTGTTGCTTCATTTGATACTAGGATGTTACAATGTCCTAGTGGCTATGATGGTCAAATTACTGAAACGAGGATAAGTTCATGCCCAAATCCATATGGGACAGAAGTATGGAGCGATTGGTCAGAATCGCAGAACACATGCACTCAAAGCACAACAGACCCAATCAGCCCAATATCAGTAACGAGTCCCTCAAGCCCTGTCTCTCCCACAGCAATAGAATCTGTAACTGTTCCTCAGGTAGATGTACCGCAGACGACTAATCCTGCCGAACCAACTATAGAATCAATCGTCCAAGAAGAACTCAACGAAGCGAGTGATGAGGTCGAGACCAGCACTAGCGATAAGGCTAATAGCACCGAAGAAGTAAAACAAGATAAACAAGATGGGGACAAAAAAGATTCTAAAGATAATGTAGATAAAGTCGTTGATAATAGCAAAGAAATTGTTCATGGATTTGGTCTCGTATTGTCACTAGAAATATTAAATAAACCTATGGAGTTTTATCAGCCTCCACTTGCTGATATGTTTAGTATAACACAGGAGTTCCCAATAAATGCAGATACCAGAGAGTTTCAACTTGACCTTCTCAAAAGGAACGATGTCGAAGATTATTATTATTCTCTTTCCGATAGTACTTGGGAGCGGATACGCAGGGGTGACATTTTACAATAAAATGTTAAAGACAATTGAAGCAACTGGTAAGTTTAGGGTTATTGAGGACAATATCAATACACTACAATTAACTGTCGATGCGATAAAAGAAAGACAGTTGGAAGGACTTAATACCAATGTTAGGCTACAAGAAAAAGTTGCTGATGCGTATGTGCTTGCAAAGGAAAGCAATGCAGTTGCTCTATCAACACAAAGAGAACTCAAAGCCACTACAGAGGCAACCAAGTCAGAAGTAGAGACGATGATTAGGTCTGTAGAGGATAAGTTAGATGTCATTAAACGAGCTACAACCAACCCATTAGATAGAAGATGAAAATAGATGTCAAAACTCTAAAAGCAACATATGAGTTCTTAATATCAACACCAGTATTAAGAGATGTAGGCTTGCCTCCAGCAAATGAGGTAGAGTTTGAATTATTATCAGTTAAAGATGATTGTATGGCATCATATACACCAGACCCTCATGTTATAGGTGTATGCCCTCAACGACACAGATTCTTAACCAGCTTAATCAAATCCATGTTACATGAGATTATCCATATGACTAATCATCTATATGGTAAATCTTACTTACGACATGATAAACATTTCAAAGATTTAAGAAAACTATTAGCCAATGAATACGGCTTTGATGAACACGAAATATAGGAGATATTATGGTTTGGACAGCATTAATTGGACCAGTAGCAAATTTACTAGACAAGTTTGTAGAAGATAAAGACCAGAAGAATAAATTGGCTCATGAAATAGCTACCATGAGTGAGAAACACGCACAAGAATTAGCTCAAGGTCAATTAGAAGTAAACAAGGTAGAAGCAGGTCATCGTTCAGCATGGGTGGCAGGTTGGAGACCATTTATTGGTTGGGTATGCGGTGTAGCTTTAGCTTGGCATTTTGTGCTTTCTCCTGTTATAATATTCCTAGCAGCGTGGTTTAATGTTGTACTGCCTACATTACCTACATTTGATATGGGTAGCTTAATGACTGTATTAATGGGGATGTTAGGTTTAGGTGGACTACGCACATTTGAGAAATCAAAAGGATTAACTAAATAATGAAGTTATCACCGCATTTTGATTTAGAAGAATTTATCCATTCCGATACAGCCACAAGGCTAGGTATCGATAATACACCAACTGTCGAAGTTATCGACAACTTAACTTATTTAGCGAGTGAATTAGAATATGTTAGAGATATATTGGGTCATCCTATGCTTATTAGCAGTGGTTTCCGTAGTCATGCTCTCAATGATTATCTGGGAAGCAAGCGAACTTCTAGCCACATCAAAGGCTTGGCGGTTGACTTTATCTGCCCTAGTTTTGGCAATCCCCATAGTGTGTGCGATGCTATCGTTATGGCAAACATAAACTATGACCAATGTATATTAGAATATAATAGATGGGTTCACCTATCTTTCCATCCTACAGAGCCTCGTAAACAAGCCTTAATTATTGATAAGGAAGGCACACGACCATTTGAAAATACTACTACTTGATATAGAGACTTCACCTAATACGGCTCATGTATGGGGATTATATAACCAGAATGTAAGCCTAAACCAACTTATGGAATCTAGTTATGTCATGTGTTGGGCGGCTAAATGGTTAGGTGAAAAAGAAGTATTCTTTAGTTCTATTATGGAAAACACCCATAAGCAGATGATAAAGAAGATATACAAGCTATTAGAAGAAGCCGATGCTGTTATTCATTATAATGGCACGAAGTTTGATATACCTACTTTAAACAAAGAGTTCTTACTGTTAAGTTTGACTCCACCATCTCCATATAGAGAGATTGACTTGTTAAGGACATCAAGAAGCAAATTTAAGTTCCCTAGTAATAAATTAGATTATGTCGCACAGGCATTAGGTCTTGGTGAAAAGGTAAAACATATTGGGCATGAGCTGTGGATACGGTGCATGAACAAAGATAAACAGGCTTGGGATATGATGAAGAAATATAATATCCAAGATGTTGTATTGTTGGAAAAGGTCTATGAAAAGATGTTGTCTTGGATTAGAAACCATCC